CCCTGAGCAATAATAAATGGTTTACCACTGTTTGTTCCAGGAAATGCTGTGTAAGTTTGAGCATCAAACAAACCAATTTGTCCAGCTGTAAGCTGAGCAGTGTTACCTGTTGTGGTGTAATCAATAACACCACCGTCTTTTGCAATTAGGAAAGTTTTCCTAAAGGCGTGATTAAAATACATAACTTAAAAATTTAAAGGGTTATAAACAAATATACAATATAATATACTAAATTATTTTAAAAACAACAACTTATATTTAGCTGAGTCTACAGTACTTTTTATTTCATCTAACTGATTTGTAATCTCACTATATGGCATAGAATCTTGAAGATTAGTTGTCATATTGTGAAGTTCTCGTAAGTATGCTACAGCTTCTTCTACTGAATTAACTGTTCTAGGTGTTGTAGAAGGAATGTCTAAAATCTTTTCAGCAGCACCTTGATACTGCTCTATTAGATCATCAGCATGATCAGGAAGAGCATCATAAAGATCACCTAAAGCTTTATGGGCAGCATAGGATCCCAATCCCTGCACTTTTAGATGTAGTCTATGAAAGCTTGTAGCAGCATTCATAAGTTCATTTCCAAGTGCTGCACACATTGTACACACTGGTCCCATTTGGGAATTTCCAGCTCCAATATGTCCTTTAGGCATTTCAGGAGCTTTAGCCGATAAAACGGAAGGTCTAGGTATCTTTTGCATATTATCCCATTGCGTTGTCTAGTAATCTAATAGCTATCTTATCTTCTCCAAATGCTTTTAACTGATCTACCCAGTTTTGCATTTTACCATGTTCTTCATTTTGTTCTTTTAGATAATGAAGAGCTAGTTCATAGAGCATGTGAGATCCATCTTTTAAAGCATGGGTAGCAAGATCACTACATTGTCTGGTAATCTCCACCTCATGATCAAAAGACTGATATATAATATCAGGAAGACCTTCATAAGTTTCAGAAGGCTGTTCCAAGGATGGTGTAGCTGGTTGTACTCCCATATTAAGAAGATAAGTACGAGCTATATCAGCATGTCCTCTCTCCTCATCTGAATACTTTTTCCAAAGTTTTGCAGCATTTACATATCCATTATTGTCTAACCAAAGAGACATTGATAAATAAATTCTAGCAGATTGATCTTCTTGCTGCACTCTATAATTTAAAAAACTTATACAGGATTCATCAATCATAGGGTTTTTACCTTCAGTAGATGATGTTTTAATTCCTGTTTTTATAGGTTCAGATGTTACAGAACTTTTTGTATTAAATACCGTAGGACGAACTATCTTTTGCATTATTAACTATTTGTTTGTACTGATTGTTGTTCTCTTTGGTACTGAGTCATACTTTCTATATCTCCAGCTAAAATCATAGCTGCATTATCACAAATAATCTCAGCTATATCATCATTAAACTCACACGTCTGATCTGCCGTAAATGAAACACCTGTACTAATATCTACACAACCATTAAACTGAACTTCTCTTGGTTTTCTAAAATATATCAAATGACACTCATCAATCTTAAATTCACCATTTGTATACACTTTAAGTCTGTTATCCATTATGGTTGAAACAGTCTCTCCCCATTCAAAACTTGGCTTCTTATTATCACTATTTAGTACAATAGATATGTTAGACTCTTCCACTTCATATACAGTCATTCTACGTTTAGGACAGCAATCTGTTTTAGCAAATACATCTGTTCTTACATAGTGAAGATAGTCAGAAGGAATATCAGTATCATAAAATATTGTCTTTTCATTCATCAAAACAATATCATGTTTCATCAATCTTTGAAGATCATCTATTAATCCACTAGATTGTTCAGCACCTTCTTTACGAAGATTATATCCATAAATCTGTCTACGTGTCCATTCTATCTGAGCTTTATTAAAAGCTTCAGCTATTTGCCAACAAGTTAAATTATCATAGTCAAATGAGTCTAACTTATTAAGACGCTGTTTAATTTTTATTTGTAGCAGATTGTTATTCATATTAACATTTCCATTTTCTAAGACTCTTGTTAATCCTTGAGTTAGGATCATTAGCTGTTTTAGAACTAGTGAGTTTCTTTTTCATCCCAGACATCCTAGCACAAAATGATTTCTTTCTAGGACCACCTTCTGGCTGAGGAGCTTTAAGACCAGGCTTACCAGGATTAGCTCTATTGTAAGAAGCTCTACCTTTAGCATTAAGTCCTCCACTAGGACTCTTACCTTCTGATCTTTGCCAAGCTGGTGATTTAGCCATGATTACTTCTTTTTAGAGGTTTTCTTTACAGATCCACCTTTTTTTAATTTTTCATAAACAGGTTTAGAATTTGCTGATGGATTTTTAGCTTCATATTTAGGTGTAACTGGTGATGGATTTTTAACTTCATACTTAGGACCAGAACTAGAGTTTTTCTTTTGTAAGTATTGGTTATATACAGCTTTCATAGATGAGGAAGGAATACTATCACTCATTCGACCAGCACTATTATTACTTCCACCCATTTGATATTTCTTCATAGATTTAGAAGCACCAATTTTCATTTTAGACTTACCTACAGAACCACCGTTTTTAAATCCAAAATCAAATGGATCCTCAGGATAAGGAGGATTAGCTTTTAATCGTCCTCCTACTACACGAATTGCTTTATGTTTCTTACCTGGAGTTTTAGAAGCTTCTATAACTCTTTCTGCACCTTTTCTATTTGTTTCAAACTCAACAGTTCTGCCTCCAGGTTTTACTCCACTAACTTTAAATCTCTTAGCTCCACCAGCAAGTCCTGAAGTATCTACAGTTTGAGTTCCTCCTTTTGGTCCAACAGATGTTACATAAGGAGCTTTAGACTTATCTTGTCCTCCTTCTTGATATTTTTTCATAGACTTAGAAGAACCAATCTTTTTTTTCATATTATTTCTTTTTACTTTTATATTTATAATCAGGATTGTCTTTATGCCATTTCTTAGTAGAAGCTACTCCTTGAGCAACTGTCTTAGCTCTTCCTATCTTTGTTAAGTTAATAGTATCCCATTTACCTTTATCTTTAGTAGGATGAGTTACCATTATGTCTCCAGGTTTTCCTTTACCAATCTTATTGGTCTTTTTATACACTAAATGTTTCTCACCGCCTGCAGACACCTTAACCTTCTTAGGCATGTTACTTCTTTTTACTTTTTACAATACCACCATTCTTTTTGTAACCCATTTTATTTCTTACTGGTGTAGGAAGCTTAGCCAATCCTGGATTTTTAGAAGCATCAACAGGTTTTAAACTACCACCCATTTTCATTTTAGAAGTTTTACTTTTTATAGCACCTCCCATTTGTTGTTTAGGAGCAGTTTTCTTAACAGCATTCTGACCTTCCCATCTACCCACTTTTTCAACGTTTCTCTCATTAGGATATCCTTTTTCACCTTTCAAACCTCTTTCAAAACCTCTTCTATAATTAGCACTATCTAATGCTGTAGGAGTCATTTCTCTATTCTGACCTGTTGCTTCATAATACTCGTTAGCAACTCCCATTCTTAAGTTTTTGTAAGTGGGAGTAGGTTTTTTCTCTCCTCCTTTCTGCATCTTAGGTTTCTTACCTATAGATCCTCCATTCTTTTTTTGTTTAATTCTATATGCTGCTTGATCATCTTGATCAACACCAGTCATATCTTTTTCACCATATGTTTTAGTAAAAGCTTTTTTAAGATCTGCATTTTTTTGAGCATTTTCTCCTGCAAAACCACTATTTCTAAAATTATATCTTGGATCAGTACGAGCTGTTGTATCAGACCCACTTCCAGGATATTTACTTACATACTGTTGAAAAGCAGTACCACCAGCTTGCATTTTAGGTTTTTTACCTTTAGCTTTCATAGACATTGCAATAGCAGCTTGTTGTTTCTTACCTTTAGAAGAACCGCCTTTTTTCATTTGATACATGTTATTTATTTTTAGAATTATTAGATTTTTGTTTTTCTGTATTTTTCATAATGTCATCTAACATGTTTCCATTAGTGCTAGGAACACTCTTAGCATTAATTGAAGTGGTTTGTTTAACAGATGTTAATAACTTATTAGATTTCATTTCTTCTTCTTAGTTTTAACTTGACCACCTTTCTTCTTTTCTCCAAGTTCTTCTAACTGCATTTTACTAAGAGTGGCTCTTTTTGTAGAATCAGCTCCTTCTCTTCTTGCTTTAGACTGAGCAATGCTCATAGCAATATTATAATCAGGAGATTGTGCAGTATAATATCTTGGACCACCAGCTGTAGGTCTTCTTACAACACCTGTATATATTTTTCCGTCACTAGTTGCACCACTGGCACCAGTAGAGGTTCCTCCCTTTTGGTACTTTTTTACTTTAGTAAGAGGCTTTTTAATAGAAGTTTTTTTACTTTTCATATTATTTTCCTTTACGAGCTTTAGCCATTTTCTTAAGAGTGATAGCTAAAGCTTTTCTTTTAGGTGTACAAGTAGCTTTAGTCATTGGAGTGCAATAACCTTTATGAGCTGGGTTAATAGCTTTCTGTATCCACTTCTTATCTTTCTTAGCTGCCATTTTATCTATAGTTTTTAGTCTTTTGTTTAATTGACTTAGGTTGAGAAACAAACTGTTTTCCTTTTCTATTACCTTCAGCTTTAGCTTTATTAGTAGCAGCTTTTTCTCCAGCAGATAAAGAACTCCACGCAGCTTCTGGTAAATATCTCTTAGTTCCTTTAGACTTAACTTCTTTAGAGGATCCTTTCTTTTTATTAGCATGAGTCCCAGAGGTCATCCACTTTTGATCACCCCAGTTTTTTAAACTTTGTTGAGATTTAGCTAATGCCATTATTTGTATCCTCCACCTTTAGATTTATACTCTCTAGCAAGCATCTGAGCTTTACGAGCAGACCACTCACCAGGATCACCACCCTTAGAGCCAGCTTTAATCTTATTAAATAAAGACTTTCTCATTCCAGGTTTGGTATAATTACCAGCTGCGTTAACTTTAGACTTAGCCATTACTTTTTCTTTTTAACAGTTCCACCTTTTTTCATAGCAGGTTTAGTGTTACCAAGCTTCATATAAGCAGCCTTAGCATCTTTCTTACCAGCCATTCTTTCAGCAATACCAGGATCACCGTAAGAACCACCCATCTTCATTTTTTTAGTAGCCATTTTTTTCATTGTATAAGATTTTATTGATTCCAGTATTTTTCAACCTTTTTAGTAAGATCAATAAGAATTTCTTCATTCAAAGGATTCTTAAGATATTCAAAAACATCAGATTGAGTTCTACCAAGAAGAACGCTTTTCTCCATATGATATATAAAACCGTCAGCTTTTGTAGCAATAAGTCTATACAAGGAACTATCTTTAACTATTGTTCTAATTTTTAAAGTTTCCATATCCATAGCAGAAGCTTCTAAAAATTTCTCAGCTGTCTTCTTTTTATTCTTATCTACCAAATCACCATTGATATACTTATCCATGTTATCATAGATGATATCATTAGGTGTTGACTTCTTATACTGTGTTGAATTAGAATCCAACACTTTAGCAACGTAGAACAACTTATTCTGATTCTTATCAAACAACTTCTGAAGTTCTGCAAGAGCTTTGTTTCTAAGTTTCTTAACTTCTGTATTAACTGATGCAGTTTCTTCTAACTTATCTAAGTAGAACTTAGGAGCAACTGACATCTTTTGAGCATGTTCTAAAGACTTAGCTACAATTGAAAAACCTCCTGCTTCTATAGCATATAATCTAATAAGATCATATGGATCTTTTTCTGGTTCTAAAAACACTGGCTCATTACTACATCTAATCTTAATCTTGTCCCAAAACTCTAAATTATCGTGACGCAGAAGTTTTACCTTATTCCAAAACTCCTTGTCTTCAGGATCAATCACATTACCAGCTAATTCTTTTTCAAGCTGAGCTACTACACTTCTAATTTGCTTAATCTTAGCTTCCTGTTCTTCTAATGGAAGAGTTTTAACTTCTGGAGCAAATTCATTTAGTCCCGTTAAAAATCTTTTAATACCATTAATCTCTAAACAAGCTATAGACTCTTCGTGAAAGGCTCCATCAAAAAGACTTAACCCATAATTCTGAAGTCCCATGTTGTCCACTTTAGGATTAAAGTAAGGACGGATAGCAATTGAAGATTTTTTGTTTTGTGGATACTTCTCCACCATAGTGATTTCACTCATTGTTTGTTGGTTTTTATGTAACTTATATAATCAATTTACGGAATTATTCCGATAAATTATACTTAATCTAACAATTTAGACCAAAAATTTTGCTGTGGTTGGTCTTCCATATTCTTATCAGCACGAGCTTCTGCTTTATTCAATTCAACATCTGTAAACATCAAACATTTAACAGAACCTGATTCTGTTTTTACAAGAACAGTTTTATAACTGTCATTTTCATTAGTAAATGTTTTAGACTTACTATTTTTAATTGTTAGCAGCTGTCCGATTCTTGTTTTCATATTACTCAATTTTTATAATGTCATAATAAAAATAAACATCTCCCCATTCGCTACCCTGACCAGTTGTATTTACAATTTTTAAGTCTATTGTATCAGATCCAAACCCTGTCACAAAAATGGTAGGGATGGCAATACCATTAGAATGTAAACTTAACTGTACATAAAACTTATCTACACTAGGATTACTAACTTCAATATTTTCTAAAGAAACTTGAAACTCAGTAGCAGTTTGATCAAAATTAGTTAAATTAACTATTCCTTTTCTTGAAAAAAATCTAAGCTGTCCTGTTGAACCAGCTTGCATATCTAACTCATAATACTTAACATCCATTATATCTCTAGACAATCTGTTAACATGAGCTATTCTAGCTAATGCTCCTTCAGATTCATAATAAGCCTGCTCCATAGCCCTATCAGGGGAACCAGGTCTCATTATTAATTTTTTTAAAGATTTCATGTTGTTGTATTTAGAACCTATTAAGAGCTGCAAACTCTTCACGTGATCAGCGTGGTGTGCATACTATAGGTTAACCCAAGGATACTATCCATGGGAGGGTGACTTATTTTTTCTTCATTCCTTTTCTAGTCTTAGTAGAACCATAAGTTCCCATAGACTTAGTAGTAACAGCAGTAGAAGATACTACACCTTTTCCTTTATTCAAACCAACCATCACTCCTTTAGAGCCAGGTTTAGTTTGAGCAGAAGCAGGGGCAGTAGATTTAGGAGTTCTAGGATTTCCAGCCATTGTAGTTTATATTTAGTAGTTATTAAATTAGTATAAAGACCCTGGAGCTGATCTTACGGTAAGCTCCAGGGTACTGTTATATTTTATTAGAATGAACCACCAGTGATTGGGTTTCTCATAACGATCTTCAACACTTTAGTTGGATCTTTAACCCAGATAGCTGGCATAGTTTGTGTCATGAACACACGGTATCCGTTGAACTGTCCAGAAGACTGAAAGCCTTGAGTACGACCCATGTAATCCATAGTACCATTTTGATAGAACCACTTCAATTGATTATCCCAAGACAATTTCAACAAGTAGATATTATCATTTGTGTTATCAGTGATATCAAAGATAATAAAGTTATATGAAGAAAGAGGGAAACCATCAATAATTGGGTTTTCAATATCGTTTGTATGTACGTTATCAAACGCAGGGTTCAACACAAACTTAACGTTAGCCAAGAACGGAATAACATAACTAGTGTATGCAAATCCAAAGTTCAGATCCATACCTTTACCAGTTACTGCTCCAAGCTCATGAGCATTAAGAACCAAACCAGAGTTAACTGCTTCTTTCTTAATAGCTTCGTTAACAAGCTTCATACCACCCAAACCTGTCTGAACAATCAGAGCACGCTGAGGATCTGGTCCTTTGAACTCCACACGACCATTGAAGAAGTTGAAGATCTCAGACTTGAACAAGTCAAGGTTGAAAGAACCACGGTTGTAAATACGCTTGTAAGAGTTATCCAATTGTCTCCACAGACCCACAGACAGACGAATATCATCTGGACCATCTTGCTTAACCTTACCACCTTGTCCCCACATCAAGTAGGTCTCAATGTCGTTAGCAATCTTAGTCAAGTGAGCTGCTTCCAAAGTAGTCAAGAAAGAACGTGACAACTGACCAGACTCGTAAGCTTTCTTTACATAGTCTTTACCCATCTTATCAGCCATTGTTTCCAATGAAGTGATAGAAGGATCCAAACCTTTGTCAAAGTTTCTCCAAAGCTCAATAACTGGTACAGTACCATCAGCTTTCATACCACCTTTCATCATCAAATCTGCACGAGAAGAGATGCTGTAATGTACGTGAGCCTCAGCTCCACCTACGAAGTTGTAAAACTCACGGAAGCCAGAAGTTACGTTTCCAATATCTGAGAAACGCTCTCCATACTCTCCACGAGCAGAACCTTTACGGAAAATTTTAGTACCAATTGTTAAATAATCAATGTTAATGTAAGCACTGTTATCGTTATTTACCAACTGTACTGTGTAGATAAAACCATCACCAACTGGAACGATGTCATCAGCTGTGATGTACATTTCCAAACCATTGTACTTGTCATAAGTAATGATGTCACCATGTCCAAAAGCACGCTTGTTCAGCTTAATTTTGAATGTAGTTCCATCAATACCAGGCTGAGTAACAGACGGGTCAATAATGTTTTCTACGATGTAAGGAAGATCCTGAGCTACAGGAATCTGCCACTTGTACTCACCACGAGCGTTATCTACCATGATAACGTTCTTACCTCCGAAGCTTGACATCTGGTACAAAGGCATCTCAACCTTTTGTGCCATAGCCCACAGATCTACTGGACCAAGGTCAGTAGGCTCTGCACTCTTCAACAGGTTAGACAGGTGGTACGAATCCACGTGAGAACTAGTTTGGTACTGGTTATCACGGAGGAATATACCATTGTTTAAAACTGGAGTTGCCATAGGGCGTTTAAAATTTAAGGGTTAATTAATAAATTATCTTTTAAAAATATTTTGTGGTCTACTTATTTTTCTAGGTTTTTGTTCATCCTGATCTTCATAATAAGTTGATGCTGTTTTACGAGACTGTTCTGTTTTTAATTGTCTAACAGTTTGGGTCACTGCATCATTCTTACCTTGTTTTTTAAGCTCATTTCTGTAAGACTCTGGATCAGAAAGTAACCAAAGAGCTTCTGCAATCAATGGATAGTTAGGATCTACAAACTGATATCTCTCTAAAAGATGACCTAACAAGTTGGTAGGTTTTCCGCTAATAGATGGATATTGAGGTTGAACAAGTCCACTATACAACTGAGCTTGTGTTTTCTTATCCAATTTAAGACCATTAATTTCAGCAGGTCTCAAAGCTTCAAATACATTTTGAACATATGCTTCAGCAGCAGCTTCTTGTTGTTGTTTCTTATACTCTTGTTCTTGAAGTTTAGCATGAACTATCTGTTCTTGCATCTGATCTAACTTAGGTTTAAACTGCTTAGCCTTTTTCTCTAAAACACCTAAGTCTTTCCAGGTAGTTAATTCTTCTTCAATTTCTTCTGCATTACCAAAGTTGGTAGCTTGTAAATAACTTCTTACAATACCTTCTTGATCATTCTCATCTGTAGGATTCATGCTTCTTACTTCTTCCACTTGAGCCAAAGCTTGAAATAATCCTTTAAGATCTTGACCACCGTCTGCTACATATTTAGCAGCATATTGCAATTCTTCTGGTAAACTTTCAAAAAACTCAGCAGGTGTAGCAGCAGCCACTTCCTGTTTAAGATTATCTACATTAGCTTGCCAAAGTTCTTCTACGTCTTTCTCTCCTAATCCACTAAGATAGTCATCAAGAGACTGTTTAGTTTCATCATAGTCATCAAAAGCAAACATTTCTTTTGACTCAATACGTTTCTTTAGAAACTCTACTAATCCAGATTTTTCTGTTTTAGGTCTACCTGGTTTACCTTTTGTAGAAGGTTCATTATCTTCTTCCTCTTCATCCTTTCTTACATCCTCATCTAAAATATCAGTAAGAACTTCTTTAGATGTTTCACGTGAAACAGCTTGTTGCTGTCCCTCAGCATCTTTTTGAGAACCATCTGCATCTAAAAAAGTAAGATCTGTTTGTTTCTTACTAAACACATTAGGTTTAATCTCAGTAGGTTCAGAAGGAGTCACTATGCTATCAGCACCAGGTGCTCCAGAAAACAAGCTGTCAATATCCAAGTCAACTTGTTGTACAGATGTTTGATTATCAGTCATATTTGTTGGTTTTTTATGTATAATTCTACATTAACAATATACTACTTTAAACTATATAAATTTAAAATCCCCCTCTAAAAAATAACTAAGGTCTGGATAATAGAGCTATAATTATTTTTTATTTTCTTTAGAAGAAGATTTTACATCATATTTGTTTTTATTCTCTCTAGCAATTTGAAGCTGTTTTTCAGCTATATCTCTTTGAGCCTGTAGTTTTTCTCTTTCTATTCCGTTCTTCTGATTACTTTGATTCTGTCTATTTATTTCCTGTTCTCTTTTCAAGTTCATCTGATCTTGATAGTTCTGCTGTTCTTGTATACCTTGCATAGCATCTTGGTAGTCAGATTGTTGGTTTTGGTTAATATCAGATTGTGCACCATATCCAGCTGCTCTAATCTGAGCTTCTGTAATACGAGCTTGTCTATCCAACTCAGCTTGTTGAGACTCAAACTGTTGTGCCATCTGAAGCTGTTTTTCTTGAGCTTCCAACTGTTGTTGCTGCATCTGTTGCTGCTGTTGCATTTCAGCTTCTTTCTGTTTCTTAACTTTACTCTCAGCATCTTTAAGAACACTTGTAAGTTCTGCTATAGACTCAGACTTAATAATATTTCCAAGATCATATATAGAAGCACCTGTTGTGTTGTTATTAAGAGCCAGCTGTTTAAGCTGCTCCATTATAGCACGAGAATTAGTTTTAGTAGTACAGAATATATTAAGATCTCTCATAAGAAGATCTGTACCATTCATCTGAAAATTAACCTTCTCATCATTTCCTGTAATATACTGAAGACGTACACTAGGTTTCTTAGAGTGATAATACTGAGCCAAGTCAGTTCTCATCTGATGTACACGTGGCATCAGGTTATCACTATGCTGTATAAAGTATTGTTCTGTCTGTGCATATGAAGCATTAGCCGCCTGTTCTATACCTGTAGCTGTTTGTTGTTGAGCAATAGGTTGACCCATGCGTTGTGCATTTAAACCTATCACTTCAAAAGCTTGAGTTTTAAAATAAGTGGCAAGCTGTATCCTAGACATCAAACGCTGAGTCTGCTCTAAGTTTAACACTTGATAGTGTTGGAAGCTAAGAGGATTCTCAGTGTTAGTAATTGTAGTATCCAGAGGAAGCATCTGGAAATTCTTCATAGCCACATAGGCTTTAGCCAGATTATTTTTACCCCAGTCTTCTCCCAAAGAGTGACGTGGTAAAGCGTTCTGGTCTAACATAATAACCGTACCAAGCTCATCTACTAGTATATCAGCTATTTGGTTATTAACAATATTATAGCCTATTTGGAATGGTTTCATTAGATCAACTAATGAAATAGATCTTGTATTTCTATCTCCGAATACAGCTCCTTCTACAGGAAGCTTACATCCGTATATACTATTGTCTCCTTTAAATTGGAATGGTACACGTCCTGGACGACCACCATTAAGACCAAGATAGATAGGGTTAAGACCACCAGGATTACTCATTCCCCAGAAAGCAGGTCTGTTAGGACCAATCTTAATACCACCCCACACTTCATTAATCCATATCCAATCTATATGTTCTCCTGCTATTAAATTATCTTTTGTCTTTTGTTTATATACAGCTGTATTATAAACACCTTTATCAACTATCTTATATTCTTCAGAAACAATATCTTGTATAATCTCACCTTCTTCTGTAATCTTAGTTAAGTGTCCCACCTTTCTTTGACTCTTCCAGTAGATTGTAGAAACTCTAAGCATATAGCTTTTACCAAAGTCTTGTAAGTCTTCTGAGTCTGAAAGTATAAATTGAACAATATCACCAAACTGATAGTTTGCATCATAAAGTGACGTAAACTTTCTATACCCTATAGAAGGCATCTGGACGTTCCAATCATGAGATCTTGTAGGATCATAGTATGTACCATCATTCTGATATCCTTGTATAGCGTAGCCAGCTGAACGAGCAGGATAGATGGCTTCTAAAGCTTCTAATTGTTCTTGTGTCATCATCCAACCATACTTGTCTACAACGTCTGATATAGACATCATATCCATTTTACCCACCCAGTTACCCTGAGAAATGTAACGTACATCTGGACTCTTATGATAGAATGTAAGAAGAGGATTCCAAAGTTCTACATCATAGTCATCCTCTCTCATATTAAAATGCCAAAATTCTCTATCTGAAATAAGCATATCTCTAAACGCCATTTCTTCAAGTTCTTGCATCTTAAACCTTTCCTCATCTACAGACATTTGGTGGGTAGCCCACTCCTCTATCATTGAACGGTAGTCTTTCTTAAAGAAACCTTCTATTTCAGGAAGAGATTTTAAACTTTCAGGAGACATCATCTGCTGAGCTTCTTCACTATCCATCTCAATCCCCATCTGAATTGCCTTAAACAGTTGTTTCTGTTGAGCTTCCTGAAGCAAAACATCTTCAATCATTTGACGTTTTGTCTCTAACATTTCATTATAAGAAATGTCATCTACTGCTCTAAACGTAACTTTAGAAACTCTTTTAGAAAACTCGTTTGTAAGAACATTAATAACATTAGGAATAATAGGATAGAACTTAAGCTCTAAAGCTGATACGTCTTCTTTAGTAAGGACATCTATCAACTCAGCCATATCATTATCTTCCTCTACTATATAGTCTGTTTTATCAATTATACCACGAGAAAGTTTATAGTTTTTCATTAGACGTCTTGCATTACGTCTAAGCATTTTCATACCTTGGAACTCCAACCAGTCAAGATTCCAAGCTCTCCACTCATCATCTTTTTCTTTTTCAGATACAAACTGAAAAGGCTGAACCAGAGTACCCATCTTATTGTACTCAACTTTAGCTCCTTTTTTTAACTGTAGTGCGTTATATATCTGCATGATTATGAATAAGTTATAACAGTGAAAACAACATTTCCTGTAATGTTGCTAATAAATTTGTAAGGGTAATTAATTATCATCGTATGTTTTTAAATGCATTACGAGAAATCCTCATAGCAGAATTGGCAGTTTTAGAACCGCCCATGTGTCTAAAAGGACTCCAATTTAATTTACTAAATTTTTTGGAGTTATCCAAGTTTTCTTTACTAACTTCTATACGTTTAGCCAAGCCCCTATTGGATTGTTGCACTTTAGCAAATGCTACTAAAGAACAAAATGCTACAAGTCTATCCACGTTAAGACCATCTCTATAAGCTTGCATCTCTTTTAAAAGCATTGGGTCTGGTATTCTCTCCACCCCATATATAGTTTTAACTATAGTGCCGTCAGGAAGAGTTTCATGATCTAGTTCTTCTTTCAAAAACTCTATACCATAGCTTAGAATAGTACCTTTAAATATTGTACCTACGTTTTTCCATCCATACTCTTGGAACACATTACGATTAGCTCCTATATCTTTTAGGAATAAAATCATATCTTTTGGAACCAGGTAACGCTGCTTCTTCTTAGAGATCATGTATTGTATAAATAAAGCTACGTTATTTTCCACTAATGTCCAAGCATTATACCATTCTATAAGAATCTCTAGACGTTCATGTGTTTTATTTAAGTCGTCAAATCTACCACACCAAGATGCCACTATCCTATCCCTTTCTATACTATTCTTCACTTTACCATCTCCCTCATCCTGTATAACCTCAACAGGATTCTTATATATGTATATAGAACATAGAGATTCTGATGTTGTAGTTTTACCTTCTCCTACAGGATCCACACTGGCATAATACATTCCAAACTGAGGATCTTTATGAGGACGTTCATATATACATATCACTCCTTCCTTATCTTCTGTCTTTTTAGAAATAGGAAAATCCATTATAGGAGTCTTTCTACTAGGTTTATCTACTATCTTTCCTTCAGCATTTCTACTTAGTTCTAAGTATTCCACTGAGTATTCCTTATCAGATATTCTTTGTAATTGTTTAGAAACCAGATGAGTAGGGAACACACTCACCTTTCTAGAAGCAAATGCTTCTTCTATATTACGAGGTTGCTGAGAAACAGTGAGCTGATAGGCAGCTGGTTCCATTTCTTTTTTCATCTTAGCAAACTCTTCTTCTAAAGCTTCTAATGCTTCTTCCACTTTAGAGTTACCATATGAGTCTATATACGGAGGCATGCTCCACTGCTCTGGTATAAATAATCCTGTACGTCCTATAGTACCATCAGAGTCTATTAAGTTTGTCTCCACTCCATAGAATCCATTTTCATCTGGATGCAATACATATTCCTTTAGAGGATCACATTGATCAAGATCACCCACAGATCCTGCTGCAATAAACTGACCAGTGATAATATGACCAGACTTAAGAGCTGGTTTCATGAACCCGTAGGTGTCATTCATCTTAGGAGCAATACCTGCTTCCTCATGAAAAAAGTAAGTTACAGGACCACCGACACCATTGGTAGGATCTTTCTCAAAAGAGTAGGAAGATATTGTAGACTTTAAACCTCTGTATGTGTCTCTATTATTAACCCTCACTTTAATTCTCTGCTGCCAAGCTCCCACCTTCTCAGGTTCACTAGGTCTATACCATGCAGTGTGAGCATTAAGAAAGTTCTTATATTCATCTAAGAACTTCCAGGATCCCTTCTCATTTATATAATCTTTTAGACTAGCTCCTATCTTTAACACAGCACCCTCTTCAAACCAATACTGGTTAATAAGTTTGGCCATGTGAAAATAGGAAGAAGCTATCTGACGTTTCTTTAAAATAATAGCATGCTTATAATGAAGCTCAGCTATATGTTCATATAAAGCCATGTGGTACTGAGCATCTCTCACCTTTGCAAAGTCGAACCTCTTTTCCTCCTTATCGTAGATAGGAAGAAAATTAAGCCACATATAATAATCGCGAGTGATATACCAAGTATGCTCCCCACTACGAACAATAATCCCTTTACGGCATTTATTTTTTTGATCATCCCAATAAGTTATAAAGTCTTTACTTTTTACAGGAGCTGCACAATAGTATCCTTGCTTCTGAAACTTTTTACCCTCAGCATTAAATATAAGAGAGGCTTCATCAAAGTTATACTGCCCAGGTTCTTTAAATAACCCAAGAAGAAAGTCTCTAAAATCTTCTCTTGTAGAAAAATCAGTGGTAGTCCACTGACCTTTATCATATGTTGGTATTTCTATAAAACTCATACTTTCACTATCTCATTAAGTAAATCTACATCTCCCTTACTTTTATGTAAGAGTTCAAGCAATGTTTCTATCTTACTACTTCTTATTACACCAGGAAGATCATACTTATCCCAATATTGATTATATACATCTCTGGGAATAGCTGCCCATTGTTTTGTGTAATGGTTGTAGTGAAACGTCCAATCATAGAGATAGGACATGTCATTTTTCATAAATTCATAGTCTTGATAAGTTTCCATTTTGTATAAGGTTTATTGATCGTAAGCTAAGTTTTGTCCACCACGTACACTAGATTGTTGTTCATCTTGCAAGTCTCTGTAAACACCTTTAAAAGATTGTCTCACTTGGTCAAACCTTTCTGCTATTCTAAGAATGGCTGTAGCTGACCCATCTCTACCAGATGTCACTTGTTCTGTGGCCATAAACCTAGCCATATTATCTAGTGCAATCTTTATACCTTGGTATGCTCTATAGGTAGGAGTTTCATACATCTTCTTACATTGAGCTAGTGCATAAACTATACTATCTTCTTCTACACTAAAATCTCCATCCACTTCTCTAAGAATAAGTTCTTCTTTGTCCTGTTCTGGTACATCAAAGAACGGATTCATATCTGGATTGGGACAAGTCATGTAAAACAAATAAGCATATATACTTAAATGATCTTCTGGAAATTCATCCATTATCTTCTTTAAGAAGTTTAAAGTGTAGCAATGCTCACTAGGTGTCACCTTTCCATTCTGTACATCAAATAGTCTTACCATGTTCCTGCTAAGTTTGCAACCATTAAGTTAATTATCAATGTAATAAGAAACATAATCCAGTTTTGATTAATCACTGGTCTAATGTTGTTATCAATATTTCCAATAAATTTTGGATGTTCATAAAATCCTTCCATCCCATAAGATATTCTAACACCTAAAAAAGCTGACACTATTCCTATTATAGCCAACCATATGCTATGAGATTCATTAAATAATGCAACAGAACAAACTGCTACAGGAATACCACACATAAGTGGTAGGGCAATTAATGGTTTAATTATCTTTAACATATTATACATTTTTAAGAAGTAGTAAAATAAAAATTGGTAGAGCACCAAGTGCAGTGTAAAAAGCATCCATCATATCTGGTTTATCGTCAAAATATTCTTTCATAAATCCAATTAGATACACCATAAACAAACTAAACACTGGATCTAAAAAATTTGCAAAAAAACAAAATAAGATTGTACCAGCAATAAAGTGGTTAGCTTTATCAATTTCTTTAATTAATAGTTTCATAATTTTATCTGTTTCGTAAAAAATCTCTACTGTTTTGTTTACTCATTCCTCTTAGAAGAGCATGGTTTTTTAATTCATCATTGTGTATCCAAACAGTTCGTCCAATATGTTTTTCTTTTTCAGACATGTAACACTTTCTAGCTTTCTGTGTCATATCTAAAATACCGTTTTCATAATCCTCTATCACCTGTTGTAGAAGAGGAATGTTATTTTCCTGAGTATTCATAGTCTAAAATTTTACCTACTAAATCTGATCTATGGTTATGTTTAAGTTTTAGATATTTAATTTCTGAAATCTTTTTACTAAGTTCAATAACATAACTTAGTCCATTATATGGATCCTTAATATCCTTTTGTTCATTATCTCCGTTAATTATAATTCTGCCGTCTTTACCAAGGCGTGTAAGAATTGCGAGCATCTCAGCCTTAGTAAGGTTTTGAGCTTCCTCAACAATAAGTATGTCATCAACGGTCTTACCACGTATAAACTGTACAGGAAGTGCTTTAATTTTTTCTGAAGCAAGTAGTTCTTCAATCTTAACTTTGTCGTAACACTTAAGTAGGTTTTCCTGAAAGGCTTCCAAATACGGATCAAACTTATCAGATAGAGACCCAGGTAGAAACCCAAGAGAATGACCAACTTCAACTGCTGCTCTTGTAACGTAAACTGATTCATATTCTTTCTTAAATAAAAAGTCTAGAGCTGTTTGTGCTGAGACAAGACTTTTACCAGATCCTGCTCTACCTGTAATGATCACTATTTGATTTTCTCTAATAAGCCTTTTAGCTTCTTTTTGTTCATCATTTAATGTCACCTTATACTTAATCTCGTTCTTAAGCACCTTTTTTTGTTTCTCCATTATTTTTCTTTTATGATGTAATAAAATGAATCACCATCTTCACTAACCCATTTATCACTAAAACTTTCAACAGAAATTAATTCACTATCCACTTTTAAACTACTAACATCAACAGGAAAATCTTTTGTCACCCAGTTACAATCTTTCCAAAATATTCTGTTATTAGGTTGACACATTAAATAACCATCGTCTGCTACTAGAATATGACCACATTTATAATCACTAGGTTCATCAGAATATCCATTCTTATACCAATCTACCGTAAATAAATAAGTGGCCCAAACTTTTGTTTTATCTTTTAATACCACCTCACATCTTTTTTCATAAAGATAGTCATAAGTTATTACAGAAACATTCTCACTAAAACAATCCCATAATTGTTTAAAATGAGAAGGTATATCTGTTTTAGGAAGTTCTAAAAAAATCTCAGAGATGGGCACTCTTGATCTTAACATACCATAGTCAGTCATTATATGAAACGTAAGTATTTTGCCAGCAACTGATTGAACCGCAAAAGCATAAGCTTTATGAAATGTGTTATAGTCTTTCTCGTCTTTTGTAAAATGAGAAAGTCTTACATAACATTTTAAATTATCAATGTTTGCGTTAAGTATCATTTAGCTTTCAGTTTATGTCTATTATCTTCCAACCAGTGTATTAAAGATATGGCTTCTTGTTTTAAATATGGTAAATCATATTGAACAATATCTGTAACTATTGGATTACCGTGGCTGTCTTTTGCGGAAATAGGGTTGTCAAATTTATCCCTACCAGCTTCCTCAAACAGTATATGATGAATAGTAAGGGTGCCAGGCTTAAGCTTAGGGTTATGTTTAAGAATAATGTACATATACATGCTAAGCTGAAGAGCGTAATGATTGAGATGACAATCATCAAGGTGGGCAACAGGAGGAAGCATTTTCTGAGTGATACCTTCCCAGTTTGTATATCCTTCAGTCTTAATCTCCTTATTAGTTTTATAGTCAGTGATATGGACGGTTCCATTAACCACCTCCACCAGATCAGACTGGCCGCATATTCCAGCAGACTTAAGATAGACCATATGCTCAGGATAGATGCCATCCTTTAACTTTTGTTCTGGTGAATATTTAATCCCCTCTTTTTCTATGGGTTTAAAAATAGGCACAGTGTGTCCGTGCCTTTCCATATTCTCTATCTCACAGATATCAGCTTCACGCTGATTGTGATACCATGTCCCTAATGTTGTAGCTCTGTTAGCTTCAGCTTTCCAAGCTTCTTTAATCTCTTCTGGTGTCATACCATACCACTTACTCTTCTTATTCTTAGAAGACTTAATTGCTATGGCATCTGCTTCAAACGGTTGTTTAACATTAGATATTAAACTAGTTACGCTTAGCCAGTTAATATCATCATCACTTGTGTACTTGTGGTTGTGTGGGGTGAATTTTAATATACTCATATTCCTAGTTTTTCGTTAAGCTTATCTTCCTCTTCCTCTGAGAGCTCAGCTTTCCAATGTCCAAATGGACAATCAGAAGACAACGCTCTTGTCTTTAGAGAAAGACTACATCCGCAGCCTCCTAGTTTTTCATTACAACATGGAGCTGTTCCTGGCATTGCACAACCTTCTCCTATTTCATCATAACATTTAGAAGGACAGTTCTTACATATAAACATTCTGTATTCTGCTACAGCTTCAACATCTTCTTTCTTAAATATACTATTAGTGATGCCCTCTAATATCTGTCCCTTGTTCTTCCAGATTTTAAATATATTAGCTCCCAGACTCATTGGTTTTAGATTTATGCAGTTTAATAAATTCTTTTCTTTGTTCTTCTTCTTGTAACAGTGTCTTCACTTTCTTTAGATTGTAAAGATTCTCAGCTGTTTTAAAACGTTCTGTTATTTTCTGAAGTCCTCTTGACTTATTATTCTCTTCCCACTTCTCTAGTCCCTCTATCATACCATCAATCTTCCAGTGCTTTATAGTGAAGTCACCAAGATTTGTTAGATGTATGCGTGTATGTTCTAATGAAGAAAGGTTTTTTCTTATGCTTCTCCAATAATAATCTACGACATCTTTTACAATATCTTCTGATATATTTAATTCTTCAGCAACTTCTGGTGTAAAGTCTTTAGCTTTCTTGGGTCTCAACAGATAGAAATTTAAAATCAAGAAGAATGGTTCCTTTACAAAACACTTTTATATCAGGGTTGATGTAAATCTTTTTTTTATTCTTTCCTTCTTTCTTAATTAAGTCTTTCTTCTCAGCTTTAGTGAGGCAGTTACGTACAGACTGCGTAGAAGAAAATATATGTTTTACATGAGCTTTATGGCAGAAGCTTGTAAGTTCTTGCTCTCCTTCTAAAGCTAAATATGTAAGGCAGTTTAAGTCTGCCTCACTAACATTGATTTTATTTATGTAACAATAGGTGAGGATCTGGTATTTTACAATATCCCATTTATTCATCCTTGCCCTCTTGTCCACTTGGTTTACTATAGCCATTACAATTGTAATTTAAAACTTGTATATGTTTCATTGGTTCCTCCCCAGTTATTATACTTTAATATCTCATCTGCTCCTACACTTTGGAACATATGCCAACTAGCTCCTTCTCTAGCTTCCCCTGTCAGAATAGAATAATCAGAATTGACAGCCCATTCTATAACAGCATCTATCAACTTATATCCTAGTCCCTGACCACGGTGGGATGGCAACACTGTAAACCCATCTATATGTACAACGTTAGAAGACTGCCATGTAAGAATGGCTTCTGCTACAAGGATGTCTTTGGTTTTGTCTCTAAACCAAATTCCTTGACAGCGTTCTCCTTTAGTGTTAAACATAAAGAGTTTATACTTGTCATCCCACCGTAATTCCTTAGGGTGTTCTTTTTCAAAAACAAATGTCTCTTTATAGTCTCTTAGTTTGTAGAGAGTTTGAATCATTTCTTTAAAGAACGTTTAGCTTTTTCTGCAACTTCTTCAGCCATTTCTTTTGGGATCAATACCTCGTCTCCCACCTTCAATCCTTGTTCAGCAAGCTCTGGATTTTCGTCCATATCTTCTTGTGTCAAGGTGTGAGGTTGAGCATCAGCTGGTGGCTGAGGATTGGTCATCTGCCCAATGAACTGTAAAGCTTTCAACTCTTCAGCTCTAGCTACAGCCAACTTAGTGTTAATATCTTGCAGTTCAAACTGCACTTTCTTTACATCAATTTGCTCTTGAAGAAATTTAACAATCTCTTCCTTACTTGGTACTTTTTGTTCTTCTGACATGTTTATTGGTTTTTTAGTGAATATACTGTTTTAAACTAGCTACCACTTGTTTAAATAAATGGTCCTTTGTACGTTCTTCTATAGGCAGTTGTGTATAAGACACAATGCTAGGATGGGTTTTCTTTTCAGAACTTTTCTCCTCTCCATACACCCAGCCATCTGCTATCTTCTCTTTCATCCACACTTCATGGCTAAGAGAAGGACTAGCACCAGGATTGTTAAGATGGAAATCCACCCCGTGTATAGCAGACTTCACTTGCCACTCTGGAGCATGGTCCCACTGCACCTGAGAAAAATCCCCCCTGCTTATACAATAAGCTCTGTTAATTTCATGGGCCACTTGAGCCACTTGTTCTACTGTCATATTGTTGGTGTTTTACAGTTCTAAATCATCATCTCCTCCTAATTCTACATCATCATCTGATTTCATAATAATCAAAGAGTTGTATTGTACAAACTTCTTTGAGAATTCTGCAAAGGGGGTGTTAATAATAAAAGTGTCACTTTGTACAGTGAAGAGTGTAGTGCAGTTATAAAGAGGACTCTCTTCATCATCTGTAGAAAGCTTAATAGCCTCCACTATCTCCATACTAAATACAAAGGGTAACCACTTACCATCATCTGTTTTTCCTGTAAGCTCTGCTGTCTTGGGATCTGTGTGACACCACACGTTGGTTTCATGTACCATCATATTCTTGTTTGTTTTTTAGGTGATATGTGATATTGATTATAATTCATGTATTTAGAACGGTTGGATGCTCTAATCATATTATATGCTAGAATACGGTAACTAATACCGTCTCTAACATCCACTACAGGGACAGGAACATCCTGACCATATTGATTAGTGGTTATTCTGTAATGTGACAAAAGCTTTTCTTCCCCTTCCTCTGTGTCAAAATGTTGGATCCTTGTTTTGTTCATAATATAATATACTTTAAATGTTTAAACTTTCCAAATTTACTACTATCCCCCATATGTTGTACAATCCACTTATCCCCCTTATGTGAATATCTATAAAATACCCCCGTATATAGAAACTATTATGTTAGAGTGTGTGTTGGCCTACTACCCAACAGCTCCCCTGCTTACTTTTAGCGGATTTAACCCCCCGCACAAATTTTATGGAAATAAAAAATACAATGCCGTGGAACGAATTCTTAACGTTCGTAGGAATGGATGATGTTGAAATTCTTAAAGGTAAAGGTAGACGCTTTGCGTATACACCTGCTGGTACCGTCTTCTTTGGTGAGAAAACAGACACCAAAAAGACACTCTACGTAGGGGTAGCAAACTTTACAACTGATAAGGGTAATGACCTTACAGGTAGTATCTGGGCTTTCAACAGTAAATCTCAAGTAGTTGAGACTCTCGGTAAACAATAAGTTTACCGATTCTGTGGAAGGTACAGGCATCTTAACGGTAATCTGCTGATAATCAGTGGGTTACCGTTATTGTTACCGTTACTTTTACCGTCTAGGATGTGGGTTAATGGTGATGGTAGATCCACATCCTTTCTTTTTTCTAAACATCAAAACTAGTCCATCTACCCATTTTTTGGCGGATCAGATAGCTATAAACCTTAAAAACAGTTAATTATGTCACACAAAGACTTTATACACACAGGATGGTGGGCTCCTACATTAACCACAACAGAAGATCCAGAATTAAAAGTGATAGAAAGAGATAATGGATATTCTTGGAGTATTAGCTTCTATGTAGGTAGTCATAAAATAGACCACATTAACATGGAGATGTTAGGTGGTACTAAACTGGATGCTGATGTTCTTAGGCTCTTAGTTTATAATGAAGAAGGTGTATTGTTAGGACCTCTTTATAAAAGATTAGAAGATGCCTATCATATAATGCACTGATATAAGAGCCTGTAACAGGGCTCTTTTCTTTTTTCACACAACTAAAACTTATAAACATGGAAAAAGTTTATTTAGTCTATTATGACAATGGAATGTCTTACGAGGATCATCACGTACACGTAAGTATGATATTTGCATCTAGACAATCTGCAGATAAGTATGCAGAAGAGCAAAATGCTCCTATGAAGGAGTATAAAGCTTCTGTTACAAGGGAAGAATACATCTCTAAAAACATGGCTGAAGAGATAGGTTATTCATATGACGAATTCATCCAATGGGAGCAATTAGATTGGAGTATACATAGGGATGCACGTTACTATGTTTCAGAAGAAGACGTACATCCTTAATTTTCTTTTGGGTCTATAGTTCAAAGGATAGAACGGGTGCCTTCTAAGCTCCAGATCCAGGTTCGATTCCTGGTGGACCTACTAACCAAATTTCACACGCATGAAAACGTTCCTCATCATCATCCTAGCAGTTGTTACATTAAGCTCTTGTGCTAACAAGTACGGATGCTATGAAACAAAAGACAGAGATATTATCTATAAACCACTTCATAGATACTAATCTCCATGGGCTCACTGGTGGGCTCTATAATATAACAGTATATAATGTATTGGTATGTTATAGAGCCCACAGATGGGCTCACGTAAAACATGTATTCTTTAACCCTTAAATTTCATATAAAATGAAGAAAATTCATCTCTCAATTAAAGAATTCTACTTCTTTAAGACTGTTGCTACATTCTTCTACGATGTTAGCATTAACAAAGAAATCGTAACAGTAAAAGCCGACCGTTCTGATCTAGAACTGTTGGGTTATTAATCACACATTAAAACAATTAAACATGAGACACATTCTCATCCTTCCAGTGTTTGCATTCCTCTTTATACTGTCCTTTGTATTAGGAGGCATCTTTTGGTTATACAGATTCTCTGTAGATGACCTATTTATTGGAACAAGATTTATTAACAAACATGTAAGATTTACTAAATGGTATTCTTACACAGCAAAAAATTGGTAAAACATGAAAAGTTTAATTATCATTCTTATTTACACAACCACATTTATGGGCATGTTCTTCTTAATGTCTTTAGTAGGACTTCTATGGAATGACAGCTATTATGCTGTTATTTCAGACCATGGATGGTTTATGGCATATACAATATTCTTTGGTTGGTGGATAGCAATATTCCCAACAAGAGAGTATTATATGCATAATCAAGACTATTTTGAACAATATGTATAAGTTTATTTTGTGTGAAGCCTGGAGATAACGTCAAAGGGCTCACACATTTTTATTTCACACAAAAATCTTATAGAAATGGAGACTATTGTATTACAAACTCCAGCACAGGAGTATATAGACTTTATGTCTTTGCCAATGGGTGT